TGCGATGTTGTGCGCAGAAGGAAGAACTCTGACGCGACAATCAGAAGCTGGAACAACTATGGCAACCTTCTGATAAACCGCTTTGGTGGTGCTACTGAAATGCGCCAGTTGAAGCGCGAACAAGTGGAAGAGTTCATGCGCGACTATGAAACCAAGGTCAGCGCAGCAAGGTTCAATGGCGCGTTGCAGTTCTTCAAGCGCGTCTGGGACACATTGAAGAAGTACGATTCCCCACAGGAACTGAAAGCGCGTCTCACTTCTGAAAGTCCTTGGGACTACATTCTTCCAATGAAAACTGGAGAGGTTGTTGGAAAGAAGCCATTTACCCCAGAGCAGTTGACCAAGATTTGGAGGGTTCTGGAAGAGATTGGAAATCCAGACCTGACCCTTCTGTTTGACCTTGCCAGAAACACAGGCGCAAGACTTCACGATCTGGTTTCTTGGAAATGGGACGAACATCTGAAGTTCAGTCTTGAAGATGGAAAGCCACAGGCAACCTTGGAATGGAAACCCATCAAGACAGCAAATTCCACTGGAAAGATTATGGTCATTCCAATCCTTGACGAGCGCGTTGTGAAGGAACTCTGGATGAGAAGCAAGAAGCGGAAGGCTGGAGAGGAATACATACTCCCGTCAATGCTTGCGATGTACCAGAAAAACAAGGCTTGCGCGTTGACCAAACTGACCCAGAGTGTTTTCACAAGGGCTGGCATTGAGACGAAACAGAAGGTGGCTGGGAACTCAAGGAAGAACTGCGTATATGGGATGCACAGTTTCAGACACACCTTGGTTTCAGAGTTGTTCAGAGGTGGAGTTGATTTGGGAACGATCCAGCACTTGTACACAGGACACGGTTCTTCCTATGTCACTGAACTTTACGCCCACGCAGACATGGACAAGAAGAAAGTTGACCTCTCCCATCTGGCGCAAATCCAGACCGCGAAAAAAGAGCCTACAAGGGCAGAGACATTCCTGAGTATGATGAACCAATCTGACAAGGAGGAATACGACAGGATACGCCTGATGCCCGTTTCCAAGCAAATCCAGAACGAGTTGGTTTCCCTTCTGAAGTTCAAGACCAAGGCTGAGTTGAAAACCATAGCGGACTGGGTTGCTGAGAGAATGGGCAAAATCTGATATACTATCCGCCAACCAAAGAAGGAGACAAATTCATGACCAAGGAACTTGAACAGAGACTTGACAATCTGAAAATCAAGTATGACGCATATCTGCTGAAGGCTGAACTCATATCCTCAATCCGCTCTGGAAATGGGGAATGGAACAGGAATGGATATGTGTTCTGGGACGATGTTGAGGGGATTGGAGTTGTTGAAGATGGAAATGGCGTTCTCTGCGCGATAAACGATCTGGGGTTTCAAGTTCCAGTTGAAGACCCAGAGCTGATTGACATTGTGAAAGCATTGTCAGCAGATTGACAGACAACCATCCAGACAAAGGAAAAGGACGGCCACCAAGCCGTCCTTTTTTGTTGTACTATGCCAAGAAAACTGGTTCAATTATACATCAGATTTCAGTGGCTTTCATTCTGGAGGCGTGTCTTGACTTCCTCAAACTTGTTCAGCAACTCAATGTCAAACAGAACAATGTCCCTGAGCCGCCAAGAACCATATTCGTTCTGTTCGTACCATGAAACCATAACGCCCTTGTCATTTCCACTGAATCCAGTTTTTTCCATGTCAACCTCTGCGAAACTCATCTGCTTCCAGAAGTTGGTTTCGTCCATCTTCTCAAACGGGCGATAGTGGATGATGTATGGTTTCTGGTCTGGTTCCTTCATTCCCACGAACTTGCTGTCAAGGCAGAAGATTGAGGTCTTGATGAGGTCATGTATGTCTTTCATTTTCAGTTTACCTTTCTGTGTGTTGTTTGTTGTTGTTGACTCACTACATATACAGTATACAGCTAAACAGGTGGATGGTAAACATAGTATTTTCAGAAAATCTCACATTTATAATGCAGGAAATCAGGCAATATTGGTCATAAATGGGTAGGTATGGGTCTGGATTATAACTCCAAAATCGTACACAAATAATCTATGATTTGCATGAAGTGGTCTGGGAATAAAAACTGAATCCAGTTTTACCATAAATCTTCCAGAAATGGTATATAATTAACAGAGGGTGAAGCTGGTTACTTCATCACGTATTTTCATAGTAGAGGGGAAACCCAAGTGGAAGTACCCTCCTCCGTTCCAACCAAATGGAGAGTTGAAAATGCGATTGACAAACAACCACGGAGAAAACAGATTATGAAAATATCATTTGGCAATGCCATATACAATCACAAGCCAACGGATGCTGACATGAAATGGCACTCAGGCTTTCTGGACAGGAAGAAACAACCAATATCATGTCCAGTGCGAGAGGACACCGTAGAGAACTACGCTTTCGCCTATGACAACGGAATATGCGTGAAGGGCTACAGATTCACCTCAGAGAAGGACATCTGGAAAAGGACTTTCATCTGCGACTTTGACAACCTCACGGAAGAACAATATCACAAAGTCATTGAACTTGTTGAAGATGGAAAACTCAAACGCATTCAGGGAAGGGTTTCGTCTGGAATGAAGGTTGATATGTTCCAGCATGATGGAATACCAGATTGGAAACCAGCCAAATGGAAATACAAGGTGTTCTTCCCTCTGGACGAGTTCTACGGATCAAGAGGAGTCATGTGCGTCAGAGAGGAAGTTGAACGAGCCTATCTTGATGTTGTTCAGTTCTTCAACCAATGGTCTGAAAGGGAAAGGACAGAAGAAGTTGCGCGTCTATGGCTCAAGGCGAACAACCAGTCAATGTACTACAAGCATGGAAAGAACAAGGGACTTCTGAGAAACAACCATCCAGCGTTGGTCATTGAAGACCCCATGTTCAAGGACTACATTCTTCCAGACCCAGTTGAAGTCACGAATCCACGCCATCAGATAACATATTCAGTGGTTCCAGAAATGAAAGAGCCATTCATGTTCCTCAAGGACGAGGACTGGGAAAGAATACTTGGAATGGGAATGGCATCAAGGTTCCCAGCAACAACAAAGTCAGACTTCACTGACATAATAGACCTGCCATACGATGCGAAGGACACATGGGAGAGGAAACTTTCCAAGTCTGAGAAGAAACTTGACAACAGACTTGGAGAGAAAAACGGAACACACAAACTTGTTGAAAAGGCGTTGAATGGTTGCATCCGCAACCAACCAGATGAAAGGGAAATACCAACCTCAAAGGCTGGAATGGCGAAGAAGTCTGGAAAGAACGAATGGAAAGACCTCATGTTTGACTTCCAGCTTGCCAGTTCAACCAACAGAGCAATATACACCAACTGGGAGTCTGGATATGAAATGGAGAAGGTCAAGAAAACCCTCAAGGACACAGTGAAGTTCCTTGTCAGGTGTCAAGCTGAGTATGAACTTGGATTGAATGGAAACCCAACAAGGCAGTCTGTCATTGGAAAAACCATCCATGACCTTCCGTGGTATGCCAGCAAAATATTTGGAGAGACATTCATTGAGAACATGAATCAACAGAGCCTGACCAGTCTGGCGAAGTCAATATCCAACGCCATTGAGAAAGCCTGCGATATGTTCAAGGCGTGGAGATTGGAGCAGAAGTGCCTTAAACTGATGGAGGAAAACCCAGAGCTGAATTGTCAGTGGAGAATGGCAAGGCAAAGACTTGGTGAAACTGCCAACTTTGAGGAATACTACAAAACCAAGAATGAACTTGAAAACTCTGTTCTGGAACAGGCAAGGAGCATTGAATTTCCATACGCCTATGTCAGAAGGGGATTGAAGAAGGAAATGGTTGAAATGGCTCTTGACGATGGCAGACCAATGTCAAAGAGCGAGTTCGTCAGTTTTGTCATGGAGAAAACCGTGGAACATGATGGATGCGTTGATGAAGAGAAGGTTGAAGGTTGGTTCCGTGATTATCAATCACGATTCAACAAGATTCAGAGAATGGAACTGGGCAATGAAGGAGTCTATGGTCAAATGACTGGCTACCAGTTGAAGAATGGAAAGGTGAGGAAAGAACACAAATCAAAGTACGATGAACTGTTCAATGGAAAGACCAAGGAGGAAATATCCAACATCATTGACAGCATGAACATATCAAGAGGAAGGAAATCACAACTCAGAAAGGAGTGGTTATGATGTTTAGGTTTTTTTGTCAATTAACGATACCCTCCCCACCCCACACAAACCCCACACATGAATACCCATAGAGAAGTTTACAAAAAAACCTAAACATTCCACTTGAACAGACACCCAATAAGGATTACAGTCATGAGAGTAAATGACAAAGAAGAGATTATCAGGACACTGGAGAGCATTGAACCAGACGATTTTGAGTTCATCAAGGTGAACTGTGGAAACAGACACAAGTGCTTTGGACACTTGAACAAAAGACCAATAGATGACTTGATGGGGTTCATGTTTGACTTGTCATTGTCAAGAAGAATTACAAGTCTGAAACTGATGGATGGTGGAATGAAATACTCGTCACCATTGGTCATTGGCACAACTGAAAGTAGAGATGGAACAACAAACATTGACGCTGAAGTGATAGAGGCAATTGGACTTGTTCTGAAAAGAAGGATTGAAGCAGAATTTCCTTTGACAAAGCAGTACATGAGCGCTGTTGAAGAACGAGAAAAAGAAAGACAGGAAGAAGAGAGACAAGCGAAACGGAAGAAACGAGAGAAACCAGAGAATGAGAAGAAATCCCTTACTGAACTGATGGATGAAGTCCTCCAAGAGGTCATACAGAAAAAGAAGGAACAGAATTTTTTCAACCCATTCAATGATGATTTTGGAATGCCCTGAAGAGTTTTTGACAATGAACAATCAAAACGAGGAAATAACAATGAGAAAATACTATGCCAAATCAACAGAAGTGGATTTCAGCAAAATGACGAGGCTTGAAGTCCCAGAACTATGCCAGTAGAGGAAGAACGCCAAGATGCTACATTAGATAGCCATTGAACGCTGCGAGAAACTGGCGAACAAATACTCTGAGAAAATCCGCGATGCAATACTCCAGTTCAGAAAAGGGGAACTGGATTATGTCTCAATACTCATACTCAGGGATGAAGTCATTGAGCAGTTCAAGAAGGACATAAAGAAAGACACATTGACTGAAGGTGTGTCAGACTTTGAGATCAAGCACATCTGGAACAACACTCTGAAGCGACTTACTGCGTTGCTGATGGGAGCATGAAACTTTTTTCAACTTTTTTTTGAAAACCACCACAGTTTGCAAACGGAATTCCCTAAATACTTATGTTGAAAGTGATAGAAAAAGGTATTTCAATCACTTGCCAACAATAAACAAACAGAGGACAAAACAAAATGAAAAACATAATGAGAACAATACGGAAAAACCTGAAGAGCAATACCAAAGTGGTAGAGCCAGTGTAGAAGGTCATAGATGAGGCGTTTGACTATATGCTTCCATTCGTTGAGGAAGCGGAAAAAGCAAGGGAACAATACTACAGCAACCCTTCAATCCAGAATGGCGCAAGGAGACACGAACTTGAGCAGAAAGCCAAGAACGCCATTGAATGCACTTCCCAGCACCTTTGGGAGACTTGGGAAAGGGAATGGAAGACGGACATCACTGAATGCGAGTTCATCACATTAATAATCAACGCATTGAAGAGGATGCACCCACAAGGAGAGGATATGCCAGACGAGGGCAAGATCTGGTTCCGCTACATTAATAATGAACTGTTCAAGTAATAAGGAGGGCAAAACAATGATAAGCACTATGTCAAAGAAATACTGCTGTGGAAACATAAAGGAGATTGAGAACTACGACAAGGCAGCTCTTGATCCAATATATGCGTGGAAGGTATATCACAGGAACCTTCTCACAGGAGTTGGAAGAATAGACCCAAAGAACCTTGACTCAATTGGGAAATACTACAGGGTTCCAGCAAGAGAACTCATTTTCCTTCCAAGGATTGAGGTTGAGAGGATTGAGGATCAGATTCCAATTACAACAGAGGACAGGCACACTCTGAACAAGGTTCTGAAGTTCTGGACAAAACTGAATCCAGACAGACTTTTCAGCGAGTTGGACAAATAGGAGTACGATAGACTCAACAGGAGCATAAGCAGGCTTCGCATTCTCTGGAACCAGATGAAGGCGAGATGCCACAACGAGAACGCGCAGGACTACCGCTTCTATGGTGCGCTTGGGGTGAAGGTCTGCGATGAATGGATTGAGAGTTCAGACAGTTTTGTTCTGTGGTCTCTCCAGAATGGATATACCTACTATCCAGACAGAGTGAAAGGCGATCAGTTGTCAATTGACAGGATTGACCCAACAAAGGGATATGAACCTTCCAATTGCAGATGGATACCACACAGGGAGAACTGCTCAAGGACAAGACCCATTGACTGGACACCAGTGATTGACAGAGCATACAAGCTGGCAAGGCTCTTTCCACTTGCTGTTCTTGAAATCTGCTATGGAAGACCAAGAATGGACTGGAAAAAGGCAAGGGACACATACTTTGGTGGAGACAACAAGAAGGTTGTCCAGTTCCTTGAGGACAATGGCTTCTGCTCTATGAGCATATACAAGGTTCGCAAAACCCTTGGGGATGTTGTGCCACAGAAGAAATCAGAGAGGGGTGAATGAAATGGAATGGTTGGATCTCATAAACCTTGTGGCAGACACGGCCAAGCACAAAATGTACTACACGGTTGCACTTCTGGAAGAGCCAAAGGTTCAGGTATTTGTGGAGGACGATGGGAAGTATGGAGTGAACTACTTGACGCACAATGTCCAGTACTTCTTCAGCGCAGACGAGACAATCCAGTATTTGTCAGACCATGAGTTGTTTGGATGGCAAGTCCAGTCCTACAACATAGAAAGCCGTTGGAATCAGGCTGAAGAAATGAACATAGTTTTATACAGAATTGAGAGGTGAAAATAATGAACATAATCATAATAACTGCTATGGTGGTGACTGCGATAATCCTTTGCGCTTTGGCTTTCAAGGTTGCGAAGCGCGAGGACGAGTATCTTGCGGACATGAACCGCAGAATAAAGGAACTTGAAAACAGGAACAGGGAGGAACAGAACAATGATATACATTGACACCAACCTGACCCACTGCACATTGGGAAACGGAAAGATAGCTGCAATATATCCACAGGTCAGAATAGGACTTGATGTTGGAGACAATGTTGACATGCAGAAACTCAAGGACTTCAACGAGAGATTGCAGTCATTCATTGACAAGGGATTGAACGAATGTCTGATTGACAACAACCCACAGAAGAGGAAAGAACTATGAGAGGGAAGAAGAACAACTTCATAGAAGAACAGGAGTTGATTGAATAGTGGAACATCTGGAAAGACTCAGCAAGAAAACCAGAGGACAGAAAAGTTCCAGACAGGCTTGTTGAACAGATGTACACTGTTGCATAGCACCTTCTTGAACACCCAAGGTTCGTAAGGTACAGCCAGCACGATAAGGACGATATGAAACAGGAGGCAGTGATAAAATGCCTGCGCAACATCAAGAACTTCAACCCAGAGAAGGGAAAGCTGTTCTCATATCTGACCTATTGCTGCTGGACTGCCTTTGTTGTCTACCTTGCAAACTACTACAAGGAGCAAAACAGAAAGCGGGAACAGATACTTGACGCATTGAACAGCATTGACGAGAAGCAGATTGTAAGCATCAAGTATCTGCATGAACTTCTTGGAGATTTGCAGGAAACCGTTGAATCATACAGAGACAAGGAGGAAATTGGAGAATGAGAACTTGGTTTCAGAAATTGAAAAGGCCCCTCATTTCAAAAAAATTGGTCAAGGGAAAAGGCGTAGGCGGCGAAGTGAAGAGCAAACCAACAAAAATGTTATTATGTTTTTGTAATGTTCTTGAAAAGACGAAAAATGTCTTTGAGGTGATATAAACTATGGGAAAAGTTGGAAGACCAATGTTGGGAAAGCGCAGATTGACCCAGACGGAGTTGAACAGACGGCACCAAGACAAGGTTTGTTCAATAGACGATGAGTTGAACCACGCATTCAACCAGATTGACTGGAACAGAAGGAACGCAGCAGAATAGAGCCTTGTGAACTGGGTTGAAACCTATTGCGTTCCACTCCTTCTGAACGATCCACCACCAGTTCTTGGCAACCAGATACTTGCGCAGATGGAACAGACCATCACTGCGCACGAGAAGTTCATGGTCTGTATGGGGCGTGGTTCTGGCAAGACATCCTATGTGGAGTGCGCCACTCTGTTCGCAATCGCAACTGGGCGTTAGAAGTTCGTTGTGGTTGTGTCAGCAAACCAGCGCGCTTCAACGAACATCTTGAAGGACATCTGGAGGGCTGTGAACGAGAAAGGCACTGCGTTTGCACAGGACTATCCTGAAATCGCGGCTCCGTTCCACATAGCAAATGGTTCATTCAGAAGACGCCAACTTTACAGGGGCGTTTCCACGGACCTTGAGAAGAACTCGTCAGAATTGGTGTTCGCAAGGTTGAAGGACGAGAATGGGAATGAGATGCCAACTTCAGGGTCTGTGATTTCCTGTAGGGGCGTGACAAGTGGAATCCGTGGACTGAAGCGCGGAAACCTTCGTCCTTCATACGCAATCCTTGACGACATTATGACCGCTCAGGACGCACGGAGTCCAGAGGCAATTGAGAAGTTGATGGAGGCAATCAACAAGGACATCATTCCATTGTCAGGGAAAGAAAGATTGAGTGTGCTTCAGACAGCAACGCCAATTGCCCCAGACGATCTTGTGGAGAAGATAAAACAGGACAAGTCGTGGAGGACAACCATATTCCCAGCGGTGATTGAGTTCCCAAAGAATTCTGAACTCTGGAACGAGTATTTCAGAATGTGGGATGAAGAGAATGTTGCTGAGACTGGACATACAGCAAGCCTTGACTTCTACAAGGAACACAGAACTGAAATGGACGAGGGTTCAAGGGTGTTCAATCCATCCCGTTTCTCTGAGAAGGATGGACACATAAGCGCGATTCAGAAGCTGCTTGAACTTCAGCACACATTGGGCGAGAATGTGTTTATGTCAGAATACCAGATGTCTCCAAGGGCGATGCAGTTCGCGCTTCCAATCACTCCAAAGCTGGTTGCGTCAAGGGTTTCCAATTTGAGGGAACTTGAAATCCCATCTGAGGGAGTTCAGTACATTTGCGCCGCGACGGATGTGAACGCCAGCAAATGGTTGACAACTGTGATTATGGCATTCACGCGAAAGCAGACGGCGCACATCATCTGGCACAAGTTCAAGAAGTGCCACATTCCAGCAAACATACCAGAGCATGACTACTACCAGAGGCTGTACAACCTTCTTGGTGAACATGGAAGGGAGTTGAAGAAGATTGCTGATGAACACCACTTCAAGATACAAGGTTGGTCAATTGACTGCGGCGGCACCAACTGGAATCCAGTCCTTGACTTTGCTAAGAACTCAATAAGGGTATGTGGACTTCCCTGTTGTGGATTTGCCGGCAAGGCTTCACACGCATATCGTTCTTTCATGCGTTCAAGGTTGAAGGAGGATGTGAACAGAACCTTGCTGTGTGGTGATGAAGACGAGAGGAAGAAGTCTGGAACAGGGCGCAGATGGACTTACCACGATTCAGATATGTACCACGAACAGGCGCAGAAGGGATTTCTCCAAGAGGTTGGGAACATTGGTTCTATTAGCTGGTATTAGGGTGGAAACCACACTGATTGGGCTGTTCAGGTCTGCAACGAGAAACTTCTTCTGAAACGCGCAAGGCAGGATGGAACAGTTGAATACACTTGGAAGGAGATTGGAGAAGACCACGATGCTCTGGACTCAATTGGTCAGTGTCTGGCAACCTACGCAAGTCAGGGTTTCTCCAATGGGAACACGGGAAGAACCTCACTGCTTGCGTCAAGACAGAGGTTCCAGAAGCGCAAACTGAAGATAGTCTGATAAAGTGGTGTAAATAAGACCTGAACAATTTTTCAAGGTGAATAAGATGAACATTGTAAGACAGCGCAAAATCCTGTAGAAGATTGTTGAACTTGAGTCTGACATAGACATTCTGAAGAAAGCGAGAATGGATGCGGTGGCAAATGGGTATGCGTCTGCTTCCATTTCATCTGGTGGTGGGTCAAAATCCTACACGCGCTACACTCCTGACCAATTCACAAGCCTCATCAACGAGTTGCTGAAGGAACTTGCCCAGTGGCGTGGATTGCTCACAACTGGAAACCCAAGACCGTTGAAGACAATCGTGACTGTATATTTCTGAGAGGTTCAAGATGGCTACTACAAGAACGAACAAGAAGTCTGCAAGGCAGACGAAGAATCCAGTGATGAAATCTGGCATTGTTGAAAACCAAATGAACCAGCCAGTGAAGGTTGTGAAGTACAACGCGAGAGGCAGATACAAGATCGTTGACGGGACTTCCCAGTTCATGATTGAGCCGTCAAGTCCAGAGATAAGGAGTGAAGACCAGATCCTTGACGCGAACAAACGCGCAAGGCTTTTGGATTTGACCCGTAACCTTGTCCGCAACAGTTCTCTTTTCAATACAATCCTTGGTTCACTTTCAACGAGGGTTGTGTCAACCTGTGGCGGAAAGGTCATTCTGTCTCTGCCAAATGAGGAAGCGAACAAATCACTGAGAAAGGCTTTCTACTCCTACACGCGCAATGTTGACTTCTATACTGGAGATAGCCTGAACCACCTTCTGAAGCGCGTGCTGCGTGAGTATGTGATTGGCGGTGATTGCGTTCTTCTGTTTGACGATGGGCTTGTGGAGGATTCTGGAAAGGTTCTGTTCTTTGAGTCCAATGAAATAGTTGATGTTCCACTGAATGTGGTTCAGGAACACTATGGTCAAGGCGCGTGGATTTCTCAGGGCAAGGTATATTCCAAGAACGGACGCCACATTGGAACAGTTGTCAGCAAGTCCCAGAGTGGAATGGCTGGAGAGGCTGTTGACCCTGAGAAGTGCTACTATCTGAAGAAAGACCCAAATGGAAATCCCTTGGACAACTACTGGTTCCACTTCTCCAGCAATTGGAGAGAGGGAAGGGGAGTTTCACAGGCCGCTTCTGCCATTGCCACAATCCACCAACTTGAAGACCTTGTGTAGTCTGAACTAATGGCTTCAAGGCGCAATTCCCAAATCTTCTGTTGGTTGACCCAGACGCCTGAACAGGAACAGATTGCCCCAACGATGTTTGAAAGTCCAGATGACATTGACGAAATGACTGACGATGAAATCAAGGAGGTTGTAAAGAAGGAGGCTGAGGAAGAGAAGGTGATTTCGTTCAACCGCGCAAAGGAGAACTCAATTCTTTATGAGGCTCTTCCAGAGGGATTTGACGCAAAGCAACTTCAGACAACTCATCCCAACAACAATGTTCAGGTGATGGTTGATTTCCTTGCCAATCGTTGTGCTGCTTCAATGGGATTGTCCAAGGTATATGCTACTGGCAACCCAAGCGACACAGATTGGAGGGCAAACCAGTTGTTCAGCTTCCCAACAATCCTTGAGTTCCAGCACGATCTTGAACAGGTGGAAGATTGGCTGTTTAGCTGCTTCATGAAATGGGCTGTGAAGAAGGGTGAAGTCAAGGCTTATATCGCAGAGGATTTCATGGACTTTGTTTCTTGGCAGTGGGCGGGGCTTGATGATATAGATGAAGTTGCCCATCAGAATGGAATACGACTTGCCCTTGAGAACAACACTAAGACATACAGAGAAATCCTTGGTGCTAACTGGAAGGACAAGTTGGAACAGACCGCCTATGAACACAAATGGATGTCTGATCATGGAATAACTCCACCATCTGAAAAAATGATAAGTGGTGGACAGACAGAGGCTTCAAAGACTTCTGTTGAGACTGTGGTTGAAGAAGAGGTGTAAATACGAGGGATTGGAAATGAACAAGAACTTCAACATATATTCTGAAATCGTTGATGACGGATGCAAGTGGATGGAACAGGATGTTTCACCCACAGATTTCCGCGCGTTTGCTGAGGGAGTTGAAAGTGGTGATGAAGTCACTGTGAACATCAATTCCTGCGGCGGCTCTGTGCTTGGTGGCGTTGCCATAGCGAACCAGATAAAGGCATTGAACGCGAAGGGCGTTCATACCACAGCACGCGTTGAAGGACTTTGCGCCTCAATCGCAACAGTCATCATGTGCGCTTGCGAACGCATTGTGATGGACAACACTTCTTTCATTATGGTTCACAATTGCTGGACGCAGGTTCAGGGTGATTCCAATGAACTCCGCAAACAGGCAGATGTGATGGACAAGATGAACGATGTGATGATGTCCTTCTACAAGAGCAAGTTTGATCTCACTGAAGAAGAACTGAAATCACTGATGGACGCTGAGACTTGGTTCAGCGGAAGTGAGGCAAAGGACTTCAAGTTGAACTGTGAAGTCATTGAGGGTCAATCTGAATACAAGATTGCTGCTTCCATAAGCGAGAAGCATTTTAAGAACATCCCAAAGAGGTTATTGGAAATGAAAAACAAAGCAGAAAATGTTTCCGCAGAGGAAACACTGAAGGAAGAGATTGTGGAGGAAGTTACTGAGGAAAAACAGGAACAGGAACTTGCCCCAGAGGAAGAGAAGAAGGTTGAGGAAGTGGTTGAAGAAGTCACCAAGGACGAGACCACTGAGGAACAACCTGAAGAGGAAACTGTGGAAGAGAAAACCACAGAGGAACTGAAGGAAGAGGTGGAAGCACTCAAGGCGCGTGTCGCAGAGTTGGAGAAGGAAAACGAGGAACTCAAGGCAAACTGCGTCAAGAAGGCTGAGGAAGTTCCAGAAGAGAAGGTTGAAGAAAAGACTGAGGAAGAGGTTGTGACCAAGGCTGAAGCAGACAAGAGAGTGTCTGGAATGCAGGCTTCCATGCAGAAGCAGGTCAACGCCCTTTCCACAGAACTAAGCAATTTCAAGAGTCAGCTACAGGCGAAGGAAGAGGAACTGAAATCTGCCAAGGCAGAAATCACCAGCCTCAATGATAGTCTGAACAAGTCAACTGAGGAATTGTCAGCGATGGCATCCACCTTGGAGGAAAAGACAAAGGCATTGGAGAAGCTGAACGCCAATGTCAACGCACAGGCAGAGGAATTGCCAACCATGCAGGAAGGGCTTGCGAAATGCGCATCACCCGCTGAGAAAGTGGCGTTCATCAAGTCTGGCAAATATGTTCACTGAGTTGGTGGACAATCTAACAACTACAAAAACTAACTATTGAAAGAGGTACATTAAAATGGCTCTTACATCTCCAGGCGTCATCAAGACGACCAATGAAATTCTGATTGGACTCGCACCTGAAATCACGATGGTGAAGCAGTTCACTTATGACATCAGCAACGAGGTTGCTGACTATGGCGCGAAGGTTCGCGTCCCATTCCTCACCGCTGGCGAGGCTGAGAACTATGGCGATGACAACTGCTCTGACACTGGCACGGGCAACTACGCCCACGCGACTGGTTCCCTGAGCGATGTGTTCGTCACTCTCACCAAGCAGCCAAAGGTCACGGTACCCATCACGCAGACGGACAAGCTGGAGCTGCCTAATGACTCCTTCTGGGGCAAGGCTGGCGAGGCTGGACGCAATGTGATTGGTGCTTCCATCTCCAAGGAAATCTGTGGCAACTTCACTGCTGCAAACTGCACGGGTGGCAAGATCACGATGGCTTCTGTGACGAAGAACGCGATTGCCAAGCTGCGCAACAGCGCCGCTTCCAAGGGCCGCATTGCTGACTATGTGCTTGTGTTGGATGGCGATTACTACGCTGACCTCATCAGCCTTCTTGATAGCAATGTCTTTGGTGGCGTTGACCCAATCCAGAATGGCGTGATTTCCAAGCTGTATGGTTTCAAGAGCATTGTTTGCTCCTATGACCTTCCAGAGGGCATCAAGGGTGCGCTCGTTCCTGCTGATGGTCTCGCTGTGGCAGTCCGTCCCGTGGCGATTCCGGATCCTCAGGCTTATCCTGAGTGTGGCGTTGTGAGCGACGAGCAGGGCTTCTCCCTCACCGCGCTCCGCTTCACGGACTTCGCAACAGCAAAGGCGTTCTACAATGTGACCACGCTGGTTGGCACTGCGCTTCTGCGTCCTGCTGAGACGTTCTACATTGCGGCTGCATAAGTCTGAATTGGCGTGATGGGGGTTTCCATAACAACCCCTTGAACTGACATTTCACAATACACACACAAGGTCTTTCCGCTTGAAGGAGTTATGGACTTCAGCGGAAGACCTTTCTTGTTTGGAGAATTGCATGGAAGCAAAAAATATCAGAGACAAGGTGAAGTCAGTCATTGACTATTCAGAGATTGCGTTTGAGTGTGGGTTCTTCTTCAATCCAGTTGGAAACTTCAGTATCATCCCATTTGGCGATTATTACCTTGCGTCATTCAGGGCGTTTGGATATTTCATCACGTCAGACCTTCACCAATACGTGTTCACTCCAAACATGAGGTTGAAAGAACCTCACAAGTACATCTTCTGTCTGCTTGACAGGGATTTCAAGTTCGTGAAGAAGTTGAAGTGCGTTCAATCATCCTATTGGGAACATCCAGTATGGAACAAGAGGTTGCCGTACCTTGAGGACATGCGCATGACAATCTGGAATGGATAGATATATGGCATGTCAACAATCATCTACCAAGACGAAAAGAAGTATGCACTGCTTGGTCTTGAACTTCAGAAGATTGTGGTGGATGGTGATTTGGTTTCTTGCCAACATGTGTGGAACAGTGTACCAGTTGGAATCAAGGGAACCCAGAAGAACTTCCTTCCAATTCCAGACAAGCCTTTCAACTTCGTTGCCGCCACGTTTCCAGAAGGTGTGATTCAACTTGACCTTACAACCAACAAGTTCACGCAAGGTGGCAAGATTGAACCAGAGAAACTTCTTAGAGGGAACACGCCACTGTTGAAGACTGACTTTGGATATATGACAATCACGCATGACCTGTACTTTGACGAGCGAAAGAGGAAAGGCTACAACAACTACATTGTTGAGTACAACGCAGACCTTTCAATAAGGCGCGTGTCAAGTCCATTCAAGTTGACAGATCAGAACATTGAGTTCATCACAACACTGATTGAAGATGGCGAAGACTTGCTGATAGGAGACACCATAATGGACGAAACGCCAATGTTGTTCAGGTTCAACAGGTCTGAATTCATGGAACTTGTAAATATGAGGTAAGAGGTTGAAAGATGAAATCCCCATTTGAGAAAATTGACCGTGCTTTTGCTCCGTTCTACGATGAGACGATAACCATTGAATCAAAAGATGGAAGTTCTGGAACATTCCTCTGCTGCTGCTTCACAGATGGAACTGCTGACCCATTGACTGACGATATGATGGAGACTGACAGAGAGGACATGACATTCGTGTTCATGAAAGGCGACTGGGCGTTCGTGAAGAAACTCCAGCGTGGATCAACAATCCAGAGAATGTCAAACAGCAAGAAGTATTCAGTCTCTGAATCCAAACTTGACAACGCGCTTGGATGGGTTGTCACGGCAAGAGAAGCCTGACGGAGGGTTGAAATGGCAACCATTGATGTCACCTGCGCAGATGGCCGTCCCCTTTCTGAACTCTCCAAATTGATTCAGCAAAGGGGAGAGTGGTTGAAGGAAACTGCTGAACAGTCATGCACCGCAACCATGCTTGATGTTCTTGTTTCAATCAGGGCATTGACCGCCATTGCCAAACCCAGCAAGAAGGAAATCAAGATTACAACAACATCACTGACACCTTCTTTCACTGGTGGAAGGAACAATCCCAAGTTCTGTCTGAGGAATGGAACAATGAGATACACGCCAAAGAGAAACCAGAGGATTGGCAGAACTTCTTGGGTGACTAATGATATATTGAAGGTCTGCAAGGTTTACATGTGGCATGACATAAAAGACAGGGAATGGTTGATTGTTGCTGTGTCTGAGAATGACGCGAGGGACTGGGCGTTCAACAAAATCCAGAAGAGGGCAAGGAGGTTCAAGGGACTTGCCAGAACAGCGTTGTCAATATTGATGATGAAGTCTGGTTCCAAGACCTCTTAGAAGATGGAAAGTTCACAGGCGGCGAACAAGGCAACTCAGACAACGCGAGTTCAGAAGAATGGGAATGGTTCAACATTCTCTTTGACTGCCTCTGATTTGTTGGACTATGCGAAACTTGCGTTGAAGGGTGGTGATTCAGCAATCAATCAGGCGCTGATGAAAGCAGCCAATAAGATAGCATCCACCATAAACAAGAAGGCTGAGAAACTACTGCTCTTTGAAAAACTTGACACTCCATTCCCAGAGGTCAAGCAGAAAAGATGATATCAAAAGGCGTGTAAATAAGGGATGCGATGATTGAACAGTAGATAGAGAAGAAAATACTTGCCCATCTTGGATGCAAGTTGAAGGAAGCTGGAATTGAGAAAGTCCAGCTCGTGGGTCAGCTTGACGCGGTGGAAGGAGTGAAGGGAATTGAGGCTTTTGACAACGATGTGATAATCATTGCAAAGGCTTCGCCCCGCTCCTATTCCACGCCCACGATTCCAACATGCCAGATAAATGTGGATGTGAATGCGCTTGTTCGCGCTGACATTGACTACAACGGAAAGAACTATCTTGCGGTGTCTGACGAGTTGATGAATGTGTTTCAACATTGGCAGAGGTGCTATTGCTCCACGCATGACGAGTTCACTGTTCCAAACGAATTCAACTGCTCTGGTTTCCAGCTTGGTGGTGGAACCTTCACGCTGGATGCAACAGGAAAGACTTGGCAATACCAACACAGCATGACGATTTATGGAGTGGTTCAAGAAACCACATACGAATAATAACAACTAAAATGAGGATTAAAAGAAATGGCATTTCAAGCACCATACGACTTCTTTGGACTTGCGACTGATTCCAATGGTCTGGTCGTTCAAGAGTCAAGTGAAAACGCTTCAGCCGCGATTGCGACTGGGCATGACGATAAGGGCGATATTGTTGCGCACCATACATTTGGAGAGAGAATGTCCCCATCCGCCACTTACATTCTGGGTAAGGACTACTCCATGCCCTCGCTCAAGTGTGGTACTCCGGTGGCTGGCACTGGAGACTACGCAGACAAGAAGTTTGTCTATGCTGGCGTGACAATCAGCACAAGCGCGGGTCAGCCTCCTTCAATTCAAGTCACTGGCGAGGAAATCCCTTCTTCCATTGACCACTCTGACTGCAAGTATACCTTCCCATCAGAAACACTGAAACTGTGCCACCACGCGCAGGTTCTTTGGGGCGCACCATTGAACAACCTTGGAACAGGCAACTATCTCCAGAGCGCGAACTACACCGCTGGCGGAAACCTCTCCACCGCAACGAAAGATGGATTGGTTGTTTCCTATGACATCACGGAAGGTCAGCTTGAAGTATAGGCAACCATCACGCAGACTGGAACAGCGAAACCAACAATCTCCACCACTGGTTCTGATTGGGAAATCACTTCTCCATTGACTTGCTCCAACCCTGACGCGGACTATCCATCTTGGACAGTGACATTGAGCAAGTATCTCACGCACGACACGTCTTCAAATGGTTGAAACGAAGGGCAGAGTGGTATCGTCGAAACAGACAATCACTCTGCTCCCATAACCAACGACACTCCAACAGAAAGATACTTGGACGATGACGAGTTATGGGAAGAAATCACAAGGCACGCGGAAGAACGAAGCGGCGAGTATGTGGACGGACAAGATGACTTGAAGTTATAGTTGAGTCCATTCTCGCCATTCGTGGATGATGAAGAAGAAAACAACTACGAATACGGGAACGGATGAAATGACAAGCAAACTGGCAGAAGAAGACATCGAGGCGTTGATGAAGGAAGGTTGTACCATACACCCATCCGACGTCATACGCCTAAACGCGCTTGGATTGAAGTTGGAGAAAAGACCTGACTTCAGACTTTCAACACTTCCAAGGGTCGCGGTGTGTGGCGGCGTTCTGTTCATACAGCCAACCATTGAGCAAGACATATTCCTTGACAACATGTTCCAGATATACAGCAAGGACGATGGAACAAGGCTTGCTCTTGAGGCTTATGTCCTTGCGCATCCAGACTCCAACTGGTCAAAGCGTCCAATCTTCCCATCACTGTTCGCAGTCAAATGCACCTATTGGATTAGAAAGAACTTGGGCAAGGAAAACGCAACGAAAGTACGCGCCGCCATTGACTACTGCAAGTATGGCATGAACCCTTTTGACGGTGAATATCCAGTCTATGCGAAAGACGAAACATGGGACAAGTGGTATGACGCGACAGGGGACAAGTCAATGAGTATGAAACAATGGCTTGAGGCTTGTGCGTTGGGCGTTGACTCTGCGGCGGCATTGAAAGCCACTTCTCCACAACTTGCCGCGATGATTGAGCGCGCGTATATCTTGAAGGACAGGAACATCAGCGAGGACGAGAAAGTTGCGTCCGCCCAATACTTCGCAACCTTGAACTACATCAAGGAAAAAGCCTATGCTGAAAGAGACGCGAAGAAGAAACATAAGAAAGCGAAGAAGCATGACGAGGTGAAGGACAATGGCTGACCAGAACATCAAGATTAACATTGGCACTACATACAGCGGAGCTGGAATGTAGAAAGCAATGGCTGCTACCAACCAACTTGGAAATGTCTCCAAGAGGGCGGCAGGCGCGATTGGACAACTTGGAAGCGCGTTTGGTGGAATGGATGGACAGATTGGAAAGGCTGTCAGCGCAATCTCTGGTTTCGCCTCTGCTATTGCTATGGCGGGTCCAGTTGGTTTGGCTATTACCGCAATAACTTCACTTGTCCAGATGTTCAAGTTCTTCAGTGACGAGGCTGAGAAGGCGAAGAAGGCGCAGATGAAGATGTTCTCTGACAACTTGATGAAGGGCATTGACAACTATGGAAAGGGTCTGGACAAGGTGATAGACAAACTTGGAAAACTCCAGACGCAACAGGAGAAGGTTGCCAAATCCACGGTTGACTTGAACAACGCATTGACGGACAAGAATGTTGCACAGAGACAACTTGAAGCAGTCAACGAGGGAGAGGGAAAGACCGCTGGGGAACGTGGAGTCATACAGGCAAGGGCGAATGTTGACATTGCGAAGATGAAAGGCGAAGGTTCAATCTCGTCTGCTGACGCGAGCGTGACGCAAGCGCAGACAAGGTTGAATAATACCACTACCGCGCTTGGTCAAGTTGGCGATGAAATAAGGTCTCTGTCCTTGCGCCTTGAAACCCTAAGTGGATTGAACAAGGCATATCACGACACATCAGAAAGGGAAGGTTTCCAAAACCAGACCACGATTTACAAGGCGCACCAGACCCAACTTGCGGTGGACAAGGCAACGAAGAAACTTGCTGAATTGAGGGAGAGACAAGCAACCCTTCTTAAGCAACAGGAAACGCAAGACAACGAACTCAAGGCGGCACAGGAGAAAGCGGCTACTGCGCGAATCAATGCAGAGGCAGAGAACGCAAAGGCATCACAGGCACTCAAGGACGCAGAAGACAAGGAATACGAAGAGCAGGAGAAGGCAAGAGAAGAAGCCGTAAAGGCAACATGGGATGAAGTTTCCGTGAGAGTTGAACGCAACGCGAAGATGAAGGAACAGGAGCGCGCGGAAGAGAAGTTGAAGGAAACCATCAAACAGCATGATGAAGATGAGAAAGCATTGGAACAGGCCACAAAGGAACTTGAGGACGCGCAACTTGAATATGCCTATCGTCTAAGAAGGGCGAAGATAGCGGAGTTCAATACAGATTGGAGGACTGCTGGAGGTGGCCCTGGTGGTGCGTGGAATGGAGGTTCTGCGCTTCCAGCAGACCAAATCATAGGGAATGGTATCAATGGCAAGAACCGCTATGACCCAAGAAACAACGCCTCAATCCATGACGCTGGATATAATGAGCGCAAGCAAGAAGGATATGCCAGAAACGCGCAGTCACAGGGATATGGACTTTCCGCAAGGGATAGGGATTTCCAAAACTGGGCGGCTGGGAAACTTGCTTCTGGTCAAGAATTGTCTGGTCCTGACATGGAACGTTTCAAGGACATAAACAGTAGAGACCCAGAAATCCAGAGGCAAAAAGCAGAACAAGCAGCAGAAAAGGCGCGTCAAGAAGCAGAAGCAAAGGCACTTGAGAAGGAAACGAAAGAATAGAAACTAAGGGACGATGTTGCTGAAATCGTGACTCTGATGAACAAACTTGGATTGAAGTGATAGAGGTGAATATCAATGGCAGGAAATAGACAGACAACTTGGGGCGCGAACAACCTCGTGATTGAACAGGACTATACGTTCAAGTTCAATGAGATTGTCGCTGGAGACCCAGAACTCTACATTGAAATCCAGCCAGAGGATTCCGAGGAAGATGATGTTGTTGAAATCGTGACTTGGAGACACGCAGTGAGAGTTGAAACCGCGTCATGGAGATATGTTGGAATGGACTACACAACAGCCATGAGTTGCGCAAACTCCATGAGGAACACGCTTACCCATTCCAAGTATGTTTGGGAGTTTGGCGTATATGTTGATAGTGGAGTTGTGAAGAATGGTTGGTACAAGGCGGCTTCAATGCCAACACTTGAGTCTGACGTTGCCATTGTCAAGAACGGGATTGGAGATATGTACGATGTTGTGGTACAGGCGCAAATGACAAGTGACGAGTATGACAAGAACCCCAACATCAACATCACTGGTTCAAGACCTCTCGCTGGCGTTCTTGGACATGTCGCTGGATGGAATAATTCTGTCACGCCCACGAATGGAAAGTATTTCAACGCCGCTTCCGCTGACAACATTTCACTTGTTTCCTCTCCAACTTGGAAGAGGGAGTTTGAGATTGCGGGCGTTGATTACACTGGACTTGTGCCAGACGAGCAATCACCAATAGGCTATTCATTCCCCCTTTGGTACAAGGTGCGCACGACCTATCAATGCCAAGTCAAGTTTGAGGGCATGACGCGCGCGGCTTGTAAAAACCTCTTCAACACCTTGAATGGAACTTCTGGTTGGTGGTACAAATACCACCCCTATGAATACAAGGCGCAATCATCTGGTGGAACCGTCACATTCGTTTGGACATAGGACACGACCAAATGGTGCTATCAATGCCTAAACGAGTTCAAGGCGCATCCATCCTACGGAAACCTTTGGACTGCGGAACTTTCATTGACTTGCTGGCAAGACGAGTACACACAAAACCCAAGTGGGACTTTCAATCCAACATGGCCGAGTTGCTGGAATGTAGTCCCAGGAATTTCTCAATTCTTGTAATATACTTTATGAAGAGGATATAACACAATGGCAGACAGACCCCCATTTCTTTGTGAGTTGGACAAGAACAAACTCATAGACACGCAAGTTGGATTTGTTGACACATTCAACTACGCCGTTCGCGCGATTGACAATCTTGAAGGTGGAAAGAACTGCACCGTGGATTGGACAACGCCAGACCATCCAATAATCAATGTTGAACTTGACGATGATGAGGAAGGTGGAGGAAGTGGTGGTGAAGTCTCCGCAGTAAAGGATGTTGTTGCTTCAACCTCTGGAAGTCAAAGTGGAATTGAAATCCAGTATGTTGACGCAAGACCAGAATCGTTCATTCCATTTGGCGGAGGCGGACAAGTCTCGTTCATTGGAACTGACAACACGGTGACGAGCGCAGCTTCTTAGTTCCGTTTCTCAAAGGCTGCAAACTCAAACATTGTTGTGTCTGCGAGTGGAACGACGCTGACGATTGGCGTATTTTATATATGAAATCATTGAGGACAAACAATGAGCCTTGCCATTCCAGCTTCCTATGATGAATATTACTACACTTCGCAGAACGACGGCTTGATTTGCGATGGTGGAATAATGCCTTTGAGGAACAATGTTGACCCAACCTCCACATGGTACAAGTATTGTCTAAGGGCAGAGGACTTGATGTTCTTGAACGAGGCGTTGAACATCAAGGGGAAGTGCGCCAGATACAACACTGGAGTTCCAACGCCAACCAAAATAATAGACTCTAACAAACTGGCAGTCATACGCGACAACATAGGTTATATATGGCCTGCTGGCTCGCCTACAATGCCAAACCTACAGCCACATGACTTTGGGAACGACTCTACTGGATTGCAACAATACATTCAGGACTCTTTTGGAAGCAAGACGAGATACAGCGCGAACGATGCCTATTACCGCAACCCATTGAGGGCTGACCAAATAATGAACCTATTCAAGGACGTGAAGCAGTTGAACTACTTTTACAGGAGTGGTGGAAGCAGAGGGAGTGCTGTTCCATACAACTACTCAAGGGGATGTACGACAGAGAGGACATACAGCGATGGAAGTTCGCCAGACACATTCACATACGAATATGTCTGGTACGACCAAATATACTACAAGTATTATGACAGTGAGCTTGAATACCATTGGGATGAACACCCAACCAGCAAGTATCTGACATTCTCCTTGTATTCATCTGGGGACATGATACCAAAGACATTGGTTGAACTCGCAATCTGGGGAGGGTTCTACGTCACCAACTACGCTGGGAAGATGAACGAATACAGCGAGTATGGCGAAGTGACGAACAAGACAAGTTATGTATTTGTCCCAATCAAGAGCGCATATACGAACATGTAGAATGTGTCTGTTCCAACTGTGTCAGATTCAGAACTCAATACCGCAATCAACCTTGCGTATTCAACTGCTGGATTGGAGAAGAACGCCAGTGACATTCCCTGTGGACTTCCATCTGGTTCTTACCATTCGATACACCACGAAGCATATTCCCAATGCCAGTTGTGGGACATAATCTACTTTTCGCATCCATTCTACTGCACGCTTGAAAATGTGCCTATGAATTGATTTCGCGTAAATAAGAAGTGAACTTTAACAGGGTTGGACAAGTCCAGCCAAAAACGAGGTGAAAAAATGATTGGAACAATCTCAATCAAGGTAAATGCTGCGAAGCCTAATTTCCCTTTGCAGCCAATGTTCGCGTTTCAGGGAAGTCCATCTTCAATCAGAATTTTGGATGTGCCAAAGTCCATTGGAGAATGGGCAATTACTTCTGTGAAGGTTGCCATTGAATATCCAGACAACACCACAGTTGAAAAGACTGCCGTGAGGAATGGTTCTGTCTGGGTTGCGACTGTTGAAGGTTGCGAAGTTGCAGGAAAGGTTCTCAATGGTTATTCTGTCCTTGCTGATGGAAAGGACGAAGATGGAAACGAAGTCTCTGGATATGTTCTGGGGAAAGGTGATGTTTTCATCTTGGAGAACGACACGGAACTTTCAAGGCTTGTTGGGAAAATCGCAGTAAGGTATGTTGATAACATTCCAGATGTTCCAACCAAGGGCGATCTGATGAACTCAAATGGGGAGTTGAGGCTGTTTGATGGGAATGACTGGATTGTTATAAGCACTGGAGAACATTCTGTGGTGTATGATTCCCAAATCACCATATAGAAGAATGGAACTTCAGTTGGTTCTTTCACAGTAAATGCTTCTGAACCAAAGAACATTGACATTCCAGTTCCATCCAACACCTCTGACCTTGTGAACGATTCAGGTTTCATAACAGTTGAGGCAATCCCTTCTGACATATCATCTTTCAACAATGATGTGGGGTATATCACTGCTTCAGCGTTGCCTACAAAGGTGAGCGAACTTGAAAACGATTCTGGTTTCATCACATTGGCACAAGTTCCAACTCCATCTTACATTGAAGACGCAACAGGGAACAGGATAAACGCAAACCTCTCTTGCACTTACATAGACAATGCTTGGGAAGTCACAGACCCTTCAAGCAACAAGTATGTCCTTGAATATGTTGGCTTCATCCAATCATATCATACATGGGAATGTGTAGAACCAGAGAACATCAAGCTGGTTTTGACATACGCGAATGAATGGTCGCTTAAAGTATACACTTGGCAAGAAATTGGGCCTGGAGGCGACAATGATTGGGTGCTTGACATAACTGGCTCGTATAACGGAGACTCGGACATAACAACCATCCCATACTTTGTGAATGCAACAACGACATACAACTACAGCGCGCAAAGACCAGTCACGAAGTATCTGACATTGGCAACGAAAGATGAACTTCCTACGAAGACTTCTGACCTTGTGAACGATTCTGGGTTCGTCACAGCAAGTCAAGTTCCACCAGTTCCAAGCAACTTGTCAGAATACAACAATGACGTTGGTTTCATAACAGCTTCTGCAATTCCCTCCAACGTAGGTGCTTTCACGAACGATGTTGGGTACTTGACAGCAAGCGATGTTTCAACCTCAGCACTTTATCCATCTTCGCCATACAGCGCGTATGTCCAGATTGACGATTACGGCGAAGTCAACGCCAAGAAGCTGTTGAACGAAACTGGGGTTTGGTTCGTCAAGGCTATAATAGAGCAATATACTCCCAATCCAGTCACTGGATATTGGGTTTCACCCCCAAAGATAACTGACAATGGAACGAACATTCTTGCGGAGTTCTGGGTTCAGGACAAGGAGAGGAAATACGAGCCACAGAAAATCACCTATGGCTCATCTTCCTCTTCAGCAGTTGAAATGCTGATAACGGTTGAATACAACAACGTGGTCTTCAGAGTGCAGTTGAAGAAATCAACGCAAGCTGACATTCCAACGTGGATTGACTGTGGCAGGCTTGTGCGCGATGGCGACGCGAACACTTGTCTGAGGATTTCCCAACTTGAAGACGACATTGGGCTTGTGCATGACATCTCTGACAAGAGGGACTTGACCGACATTTCCTATTCTGGGAAAGACGAAGACGCATTCTTCCTTGGCGTTGGAAGTTTCACGATTGAACTTCCAGACACTTGGACGGCAACAGAACAGAAGACCTATGTCCTTGACAATAGGCAGAAAAACCAGAACTACTACAAGTTGTGGAGTTCAAGTCCAGCTATGTTCTACATCAACACATTGAATGAAGCGACTTTCTACATAATGGACATCAGCAGCACCGAGATTGGTTCATTCAATTGGAATCAGGTAAAGGGTGGAGACAAGGTTGCAGTGACAATAACCTATAAGGGAGTTGAATATCCTTGTCATGTTCAGGCGAATTGGGAAGCAACGACCCTTGCGACCGCAAACGATGTGGTGAAGATGAGCAAGAACAACACTCTTCTTAAGGGAGAGAACATCAGAATCAACACGAACAATCAGGAAAACATAGGTGTTCTTGTAGCCAACCAAAATCTCAATGGCTATGCTCTGACCCAAAGTGGAATAGCAAAATACGATTCAAATGCCGCGACAAAGACATTCAACTTCCCATCAGGAGATGCGACTGGTTCAACATTCGCAACAAGGGAATGGGTTCAGTCACAGGGGTATTCAAGTGGTGCTTCTGTTGATGACTATATTCCAGTGACAATCCACCAGAATCTTGAAAGCGACAGTACCAACTACAAACTCCGGATATACAACAGTAACTTGAGTGCGTATATGGAATATTAGACGAACACAAATGGAAGTAATTCTGGTTATAGCACAATGAACTTCATGGTATTCAAGGATAATGGGTATACACTGTAGGAAAGCATTGACTACAATAATGTCTTGGATGGATATAACTGGTATGTGGAGTACAGTGATTCCAATGGAAACTTCTACAGGAGTTCTTGGGAAGATGTTTATACTACAAACATTAGCAACTTCCTGTATGTGAAGGTTGTCAAGGACTGACAGAAATGGATTTGAGAGGTAAAGAAAAATGATTAGTCAAATCAACATAACAGTGAACGCGGCGAAACCTAAGTTTCCGCTTTCCCCAATGGTTGCGTTCAATGGAAGTCCATCTTCTGTGAGGATTTCAGGCGTTCCATGCTCAATAGGAGACTGGAGCATCAACAGCGTGAGCGTCCTTGTCTCATACCCAAACAACTTCACTGTTGAAAAGACTGCGGTGAAGGTTGACAATCTCTGGATCGCAACCATTGATGGAAGTCAGACCAATGGCGTGATAAAGAATGGCTTTCAAGTGATTGCTGATGGAGTTGACGAAAACAACTTGCCTGTGAATGGATATGTCCTTGGAGTTGGCGATGTTGTTGTTCTTCCACGCGACAAGGGCATTGAGAAACTAGTTGACAGATACACTGTGAGATACTTGAACGAACCTCCTGTGAATCCTTCAATTGGCGACATGCTGAACCTCAATGGGAAGTTCAAGGTTTGGGATGGCAGCAAATGGGTTTCTGTGAGTGGAGAGGATATTGAAGTCTATGATTCCACAATCACCATCCAGAAGAACGGCGCGATGATTGGCTCGTTCACTGTCAATTCCCAGCAGAACAAGACCATCAACATACCTGTTCCATCCAATGTTTCAGAGCTGAACAACGATGTTGGCTACATCACAGCAAGCCAAGTTCCAGCAGTTCCAAGCAACCTTTCTGACTTCAACAACGATGTTGGGTTCATAACTGAAAGCGCGGTTCCTTCAAAGGTAAGCGAACTTCAGAACGATGCTGGCTACATAACAGCGTCTGCCATTCCTGCTGTCCCATCAAAGACAAGCGAACTTGAAAACGATTCTGGATTCGTCACTGCAAGCGCAATCCCATCAAAGGTTTCTGAGCTGCAAAACGATTCTGGCTTCATTACTGCCTCTCAGATTCCAGCCATTCCTTCCAAGGTAAGCGAACTTGACAATGACTCTGGATATATCACGATGAGCGCAATTCCAGCAATCCCATCCAAGACTTCTGAATTGGACAACGATTCTGGATTCATAACCGCTTCAGCAATTCCTTCTCAGATTTCTTCTTTTGAGAATGATGTTGGTTATCTAAGCGCAGTGACTTGGAATGATGTTCAGAACAAGCCAGCAATCCCAAGCAAGACTAGCGAACTTGACAATGATGCTGGATTCATCACTGAAGCCGCAATTCCAAGCAATGTGTCTGAGTTCAACAATGACGCTGGGTATTTGAGCGCGGTGACTTGGAACGATATTTCTGGAAAACCAAACATTCCAAGCCAGACCTCTGACCTTGTGAATGACAGTGGATTTGTGACTGCTTCAACAATGGCAGCTTCCTACTACAACAAGACGGAGATTGATGGAATGATTGGTTCAATAAACACAATCCTTGACAACATAAACGGAGAGGTCATCTAAAATGGGAACAACAGCACAGAAACTTCAGGCAATCCAGAACTCAAAGGCTGCAATCAAGGCTGCTATTGAGGCGAAGGGCGTTTCAGATGTGGGCGATGTACTGGCAGACTACGCAACCAAGATTGGGCAGATTTCTGGTGGTGGAGGTTCAACGAAGTTTGGAATGACGATTGACAGTGTGGTTGGTGATGTCAATTCAAGTGGTCAGCTTCAACTTCCATCTACTCCATTCTCGTTCAGTTCAACGGAAATAATATCACTTGCGAACAACGCCCTCTACTACAAGTTCTACAACAACACAGCATTGACTTCTGTCAACCTTCCAAACCTTACAAGTTGTGAGACGAATGGTTTACAGTATGCTTTCTATGGATGCACCAATTTGACTTCTATCAACCTTCCAAAGCTGGCAAGTGGAACTCTCAACACCACATTCAGAGGATGCACTTCCTTGACTTCAGTTGAACTTCCAGAATTCAATGGTAGTTTGCAATAGACATTCTATGGTTGCTCAAACCTTGTCAGTTTCAGTGCGCCAAAGATGACAACTGGTTCTATGCCATACCCATTCACTAACTGCACCAAACTTCAGACAGTGGATTTGTCTGGATTGACAACTACATCCCTTTCAAGCACATTCTCTGGACTCACCTCACTGAGAACAGTGAAGTTGAACAATTATAGAGGAACTTTGTACAACACATTCCAGAACTGTTCAAACTTGGAGGTTGTTGATTTCCACGAAACTACAGCAGTTCCAACATTGTCAAACACAACCACATTCAATGGAACTAACAACACATACAGAATAATAGTTCCCAATGCCCTTTATGACCAGTGGATTGCAGCGTCCAACTGGAGTTATTCAAGCATTGTCACACACATTGAAAAGGCAATAAAGGCGTTGTCGTTCAAGGCTGGCTCAGCAAACTCCACGATAAGCCTTGACGCAGTTGGAACTCCAACGAGCATTGACATTGAGTATTCAACTGATGGTGGCGCGACATTCTCGCCTTACACAGTTGGAACAACAATCACCTTGACCAGCGTTGATGACACAGTGATGTTCAGAGCTGGATCAACAGGTCAAACGGCACTTGCTGACGATTCCAGCAACTACCACAAGTTCGTAATGACAGGTTCAATCAGCGTTGAAGACAGTTTGGTTTGGTTGCTGAACAGACAGGGAACAGAACCACAGACCCTTGATGACTATGCTTTCTATGGTTTGTTCAATGGCTGCTCTGTGATGACAACTGCTCCTGAACTTCCATTCACCTCTCTTGGTGATTACTCATACGCATATATGTTTGCTGGTTGTACAGGATTGACAACTGCGCCAGAACTTGCCAACACTTCTCTCACTGAAGGTTGCTATGAGGGAATGTTCAAGGGCTGTACTTCAATCACAACAGCACCAACACTTCCAGCAACAACATTGGCGACTGGATGCTACAACGAAATGTTCTATGGTTGCTCTTCGTTGAACTACATCAAACTTTCCTACACAGGAAACTTCTCCACAACATACTTCAACGATTGGGTGTATGGAGTTGCAGCAAGCGGAACATTCAAGTACAAGGGTTCTGACACAACTGTTGGGACAAGCGCGATTCCTTCTGGATGGACTGTTCCAACTGTTGTGTACAAGAACTACATCAACACCAACATCGCTGAATTGAACACAGGAGTTGTTCCAACAACAACCACAAAGGTTGTGGGAAGGTTCAGAGGAAGCGCAGTTGGAAACTGGTTCGTTGGAATAGAAGGGCAGGGATGGAGAGGCTTCAACTCCACTAACACTTTCTATGTTGATGTCAATGGAATGAGCGGGAGAATAAGCCAGTCTGGATGGGACACAACGAAATGGTATGATGTTGAGTATGGCAACCTCTACTTCACCTGCACCCCAGTTGATGGTGGAACAACCCTTTCGCAGACAAGTACTGCAAGATCGTTCACGCATACCAACCCATTGAAACTTGGAAGCGCAACATACAATTGGCAGGGCGAGTACGAAAAGTTTGACTGCGCTGGATTCAAGATTTACGATGGAACAACTCTGGTGAAGGACTACAGACCAGCACTTGACGAAAACAATGTTGCCTGCTTCTATGAGGAAGTATCTGGAACATACGCATATCCTTCAAGTGGAACATTCTTGGCATACTAATTGAGAGGTTAAAAAAATGATAGTACAGGAAAACATAGGAAACGATTTGGTCAAGACATACTCTGACCAAGGCATGATGATTCAAGGTGGATTCCCAGAGGGTCTTTACGCGGAAGCCATTGACCCAATATCTGCTGGAAGGACATACATTGAGACAGACATTCCAGTTCCAGAAGAGGAACAGCACATTGACTTGGTTGGTGCTTCAACATCCAGCTTTGAGTCAACCCCAGAAAATGTTGTTGAGGCAAGCACTGTCTCGTTGTAAATATTTCGTGAGGTGATATGCCATGAACGAGGACAAAGTGACAGACATGTTCATCAAGTTGATGGACGAAATCCATCAGAACACTTCTGCGCTCAAGGATATGATAGCGAACCATGAAGCCAGAATCAGCGTCCTTGAGAAGTCAGATGACAAGAAGTGCGGAGAATGGAAGAACCAGCTCATCATGCTTCTTGCAAAAGCCTGTGTGATTGGACTTGTGACTGTTGGTTCTCTGACTGGAGCAAGCAAACTCATACAGACAGTTCTCAGCGTGAATGTCCCAGCACAAGTGGAGGTGCAGAAATGAACTGCTTGGTCAAAAAACTGATATTGAAAAATCTGAACAAGTTCCTTGAGACATACAGAACTGACATTGAGACTTCAAGGAAGAATGTGAAGGTCTGGTTGAAAAGGGCTGAGACTATAACCAAGTTCCTCAATCTGCTCTCGTCTGAACTTGAAGATGGGAACATCACTGAGGAAGAGTTGAAAAATACCATTGATGGTCTGAAATCCATAGTTCAAGACTGGTAAATATTTGCGGCTTGTCATGGTGGTTGGAAAAATCTGGGATTTGCATTGCCATTGTTTTTGCCCAGTACCTGTTTGTTTGCCACCATTGACAAGCCTTTTCCATTTGACCAAGGCTCAGGTTTCCAGTATACTCTCACCCAGTCTGGTATACAAAAGTTCTCCAAATTGGTGTCCATTTGTAGACCAGTTCAATGATAACAGTTAAAATAAATCGCCATTATGTGCTTATTTTCTGATATAGCATGTATAAGAGAGAAGTGGGAGTTTCCTTTTTCTTGAACAAACCCCAATGTTTTCAGCAGGTGGTATCTAAAAGTCCTACAATTTGCGCTTGCTTTCCATAGCGGAGTATCATAAACTGTTCCCATCTTCAACACCTAAAAAGAAAGGAAAAAACAAGATGGGCAAACATGGCGAAGGATCGCTTTACAAGAAGCGCGGAAGAGGCTGCTGGCGCGTGAAGTGGATGTTTGAAGGGAAACTCCACGATGAAAGCACTGGCACAGAGGACATTGAAAAGGCAAGGAAGATTGCCAGACAGAAAACTGCCTGCACTTCAGCACTTGGAGATGTCAAAGCACTTTCCGCCAGACTTGAAAAGGCAAAGGACGAACAGACATTCCTTGAGGCAAAGACCAATCCATCACTGAACCTTTTCAGAATGGTGGTTGCTTTCCGTTCTTGCGATGTTGTGCGCAGAAGGAAGAACTCTGACGCGACAATCAGAAGCTGGAACAACTATGGCAACCTTCTGATAAACCGCTTTGGTGGTGCTACTGAAATGCGCCAGTTGAAGCGCGAACAAGTGG